GCTGATGGAAGGGCACCTGCGACGGTCAACAGATACACCGCCGCACTCAGCAGCGTCTTCAAGTTGGCGCAGGACATGCGTCTGATTGAACATGCGCCCAAGGTCAGTTGGCAGGACGAAGGCGAGGGTCGTCCACGGTACATGACCAAGGACGAAATGGAGAAGCTTAACGACTGGTTCAGCCGTGACTTCTATCGTCCGTGGATGCTGCACTTTGTGACGCTTGCAGTGCACACAGGGATGCGCTTAGGGGAAATCCGCAAGGTCACCCCCTCGATGATCAAAAGGCACCCACAGCAGGCTCCTGAGAGCTCTCAAGAATGGGTGCATTTGGAGAAGACCAAGAACGGAGATGAGCGTTGGGTGCCTCTTAATGAGAAAGCTAGAGCGGCCCTCGCTGCTCTAGGGGATCAGCCTGAGAACCACTACAAGCATCGTGCGTTTTACAATGGTTGGGATGCCGCTCGTAAGTACATAGCACCCAACGACGAAACCTTCGTGTTTCACTCACTGCGCCACACCTGTGCGACCAACTTGGCTAACGACCTGAACGTCAACACGATCCTCATAGGTAAGATACTGGGGCATAGGTCTGAGGCGACGACTAAAAAGTATGTGCACGAGAAGCCAGAAGCACTCGCAAGTATAGCGACGGCTCTAATGGGTTCTTAAAGGTATTGCATAACGTACTTTGCGGATAGCGAGACGTGCGCAAGTATTTACACACTTAGAATGAAGGAGTAGAACAGAACCAGAACACTTAACCATTTAACCGATGTTTTTGCTAAAATACCGTGGTGGAAAACCCTTTCTTTTCAAGGGGTTATATTATGTCCACCTTTAGATATACTGGGAGTTTAGAACTATGACCATTGCATTAAGCGCACAGCAGATGCGCCGAGAGCAGGAAGCATTAGAAGAAGGCCGTCAGAGATACTTAGACCGTGACGGTAAGATGAAGACCGAGAGCGCCAAAGGTGTACCACATAAGATAATCTCTGGCGCTCTCGATGCAGTCTCTTTAGAGCTTGCGGAAACGATTAAAAGCCAATCCAAAGTCGGAACCAAGACTGCTTGGTATGAGACACTAAAGGACATGTCGACAGACCTGTTGGCATACATTGGCCTCAACAGTTGTTTCGACGGCATTCTCATGAAAGAGCAGCGGACTTCTCTTCTGGTTAAGATCGGTCGTCGTGTCGAGATAGAGTGCTTTAGCACCTCTCTGAAGAAACACGACAAGGGGATGCATAAGCGTCTTGTCGACAGGGCCGCTGTCAGCCATAGCTCCCAACCGCATCGCTATAAGTCTATTCGTAATGTCGCAGCCAAAGAAGGCTTTAAGGTCGACAAGTGGTCCAAGAAGTTCTGCATTCAGGTAGGAGCCCCAGTTCTCGATGCAATCCTTAAAGGTGCTGACGTCTTTCAGAAGTTCGAGACTAACGACCACAGAGGGATGACTAAGATATTCATTCAGCTAACCAAAGAGGCTGAGGCTGCTATGGAGCAGCATAAGTTTGACGAGAGTTGGCTTGAGCCCTGCTATAGCCCTATGGTCGTTCCACCTAGACCATGGTCGTCGTTCTCTACTGGTTGCTACTTAGACCCCTTCTTGGCCTCTTCAGTACCTCTAGTGAAACATGCCTCTAGACAGCAACAGAAGCTCATAGAGGACGACTTTAAGCGCATGGGTACACCACCCTACGTCGAAGCTTTGAACGCCGTTCAGAGGACACCTTTGTCGATCAATAGGCGCATCTATGAGGCTGTAGATTACTGTTGGAAGGCTGACAGTTTATTCGCCAAGTTTCCCACTAAAGTTGAACCGACGAAACAGGAGATGCCAGAAGACTTCGACAGTCTCACTAAAGAGCAAAAGAAGGGCTATGTGCTAGAGCGTCGTAATTACTTCAAGCAGCTTCAGCAGATCAAAAGCGACAAGACAGGCTTCGAGCAGACCATGGCAAAGGCCGAGGAGCTCTTAGGATACGACAAGTTTTATCTACCGTGGAACTTCGACTGGAGAGGTCGCATGTACCCTGTCAGTCACTTCCATTATCAGCGTGACGATCACGTTAAGGCGCTCTTTCAGTTTGCCAATGGGCGTAAGGTGTCGCCTGACAACGTCGGATGGCTATACATACATGCGGCCAACGCCGGAGACTTCGGTAAGATCAGCAAGAAGCCTCTAGAGGACCGCATTCAGTGGACCGAGGAGCACCTGCAGGAGATACTGGCCGTCGCTGATGACTTCAAGGCGACAACGGACTTCTGGCAGTCCGCTGACAAGCCCTTCCAGTTTCTTGCCGCCTGCTACGCCATAGCTGACTATGTGGCATCACCAGACGACTTCAGGTGCTGCCTGCCGATATCCATCGACGGCACCAACAGCGGCGTGCAGCACTACTCCAGTCTCATGTTGTCGTCCGACGACGCTGCGAGGGTCAACCTTGTGCCAAGCGCATGGATGGCCGACGTCTATCAGGACGTTGCCGACGAGGTCACAAAGAGGCTCCAAGCGGAAACCGAAGAGCCTGCCTTGGCAAAGCTGTGGTTAGACTATGGGATCGGCAGGAAGGACGTGAAGCGCAACGTGATGACCTTCGGCTACTCCAGTAACATCTACGGCTTCAAGGATCAGCTAAAAGAAGACCTTATGAAGGACCTCAGCAGACAGGTGGTCTACGGTGAGATTAAAGAGCACCCATTTGGACAAGAGGATTTACAAGAGAAAGCGGCCTACTACCTCGCTAAGATTAACTACAGCGCCATTCAGGACACCCTAGCGTCCGTCGCAGGTGCCATGGAGTTTCTGCAAGACTGCTGCACTGAGGTCGCCAAGGAAGGCAAGGCTGTCTCATGGAGAACGCCAATAGGCTTCCCATGCGTCCAGAGATATCGCAAGTGGACTGGTCACAAGATTAAAATAAGCATGTGGGATCGTACTCTCATGAAGCGCACCAGATCACAGGTTACGTTCCGAGAGGAAAACCCTTGGGCTATCGACAGCCGCAAGATGAAAGCCGGGATTGCTCCGAATGTGATTCACAGCCTCGATGCGTGCCACATGCAAGCCACGATACTGGCGATGCTCGATAATGACCGCCAGAACACTGGGGGCTCTATTACAGACTTCTTTATGATACACGACTCATTCGGCACGCAGTGTGACCAGATGTGGCCGCTGTTTCAGATCGTGAGAAACACATTTGTACAGCAGTACGACGGACCATGCTTCTTGTCGTACTTCAAAAACGAGTTAGACGACCAAAGGACGGCAGTAGAACCACCTCTGCCGCCTGTGCCGACTAAGGGTGACTTAAGTGTCAGCAGCATAACTGACAGCGAGTTCTGCTTCAGTTAAAATCTATTCTGTCCACCTTTAGATATACACAAGATCGGAGCATCATATGCATCCGCGCGAGAGAGTTCTGTCCGACATCAAGATGTGTCGTCTGGCAGGCAAAGAACCCACCCCTGAACTTCAGCAGAGAGCTAAGAAGTGGGGCGTCGAATGGCCTAAACCGCCAGAGCGCATCAGGGATACTCACAGAGACGAAGACAACATCGACTACACAAAGGAGAATTAGACGATGGCTATCAGTAACAAAAAGAACCCATTTGTATCAGGCGTTGGAACTGCTCGTTACGCTTGGATACACCCAGATCGACCTGACACTGCATTCAACGCAGACGGCGAGTATAAGCTTCAGTTGATCTTGGACCCCAAGGCTGCGCAGAGGATCATGTCGGTAATCGACAGTGTCGTCGCGGATGCTTTCCCCGGTGAAGACAAATCGAAGCTTTCGATACCTGTCGACACTGAGGAAGAAACTGGCAATGTCATCTTGAAGATGAAGTCCAAGTTTCCACCGAAGTACACTGATGCATCTGGTGCGCCCATCGTCGGTTCAAACATCCCGAATGTCTGGGGCGGCTCGACGCTTCAGGCGTATGGCAATGTGAAAGCTTACGAGGTCAACAAGCAGCAACGAGGCATCAGCCTGCAACTGAATACCGTGCAGGTTATCGCATTGGTCGAAGGCGGCAAGCCTGAAGGCTTCGAGGCTGTCGAGGGCTACACTGCGCCTGCAGAGGCAGAAGACATGTCTACTAATGAGATAGAGGTGGTTGCTGCTGCTGCTAGCAACAGTAAGAAGCCTGTCGCCGCTATCATCGACGATGCGATTAACTTTTAGATCGGGTCTAGAGGAGCGCGTAGCAGAGCAAATAGAGAAACACGGACTTAAGGTTCAGTATGAGACCGACAAGATAGGCTATACGGTTCCTGCCAGAGACACCCGATATACCCCAGACTTCAAGCTCCCTAAGCTAGGGGGCTTTTTTTATGTCGAAACCAAGGGCATCTGGGCTGTCGGTGACAGGGCGAAACATCTGCTGATCAAACAGCAGCACCCTGAGATCGACATCAGGTTCGTGTTCTCTAATGCTCGAAGCAAGCTCTACAAGGGCAGCCCCACGACTTACGCGATGTACTGCGACAAGCACGGCTTCCAGTACGCACAAAAGCTCATACCAGATGAATGGCTAAAGGAAGCTCAAGATGCTTAGTTTCTACACGGTCATGGTAATTACCTACGCCCTCGAAGGCGAGTTCCTGCAGAGCAAGATACTGTTTCCATCACATGAAGCCTGCAGTGACGCTTTGGCTGATTACTATGAGCACATCTACAAGTTCGACAGGGCCTCAATGGCAGCCTGCAGCATGACTGACATTCCATCCGCAAGCATCAGGCCAAGAGCAAGGCCTACGACGACGACCCCTTAGAAGCATTTACAAAGGAGAAGCGCCCATGGGGCAACAGCAACAACAACAGGAGAGCAACAGTAACTTCGTGACGCACTTGGCCTGCGAAGTCTGCGGCTCGAAAGACAACGCCGCTCTGTTCGACGACGGCCACACCTACTGCTTCGGCTGCGCTGCATACGGCGACGATGGTGACGGCTCGACATCTTCAGCAGCAGCGGCACCAAAGACACCGTCGTCACTCATCGAGGGGTCATACAGCGCCCTAGCTGCTCGTCGGATCACTGAAGAGACGTGCAGGAAGTTTGGCTACCAGATCGGCATGATGAACGGTGAGCCTGTTCACATTGCAAACTACAGAGACGACCGAGGTAATGCGGTCGCGCAAAAAGTAAGGACAAAAGACAAACGCTTTACGATCACTGGAGATGCAAAGCAGATGACGCTCTTCGGAGCGCACCTGTGGTCCAGTGGTAAGAAGGTTGTCGTGACAGAAGGAGAGATCGATTGTCTTACAGTATCACAAGTTCAAAACAACAAGTGGCCCACAGTGTCGCTGCCGAATGGCGCACAGGCCGCCAAAAAGGCAGTAAGGCAAAACTACGACTATCTCGTGGGGTTCGAGGAAGTCATCCTCATGTTCGACCAAGATACACACGGCAATCAAGCAGCCATCGAGTGTGCGGAGCTTCTACCCCCCGGTAAAGCTAAGATTGCTGTACTGCCCCACAAGGACGCCAACGAGTGCCTCGTGCAGGGCGACGGCAAGGCCATCATAGACGCCATTTGGCAGGCCAAAGAATACCGACCAGACGGCATCGTCAGTTCAACTGAGCTCCGCGATAGGATTGCTGAGGCTGACACTGTCAGCGACCTAGACTTCCCTTATGCAAGACTTAATGAGATTACCTTGGGGATGCAGCCTGCATCTCTGGTGACGCTTGCTGCAGGCTCTGGCGTCGGTAAGTCAACTTTAGTTCGAGAGATGGCATACCACCTGCACCGCAAGGGTCACAATGTCGGCATGATGATGCTCGAAGAGACGACCAAGCGCACCATGCAGGGGCTCGTCGGATTGCACATGGGCAAGAACATCGTGATTGACCCAGAGGCTGCGTCCAAAGAGGAAATCGTGGAAGCCTTCGATGATCTCACGTCCAAACGCGACGTGTATCTTTATGATCACTTTGGGTCGACTGATTTGGACACCGTCAAGAACCGCATAATGTTTATGGCGAAGGCCCTAGACTGTAAGGTCGTCTTCTTGGATCACGTCTCGATCCTCGTAAGCGGCCTCACAGGTG